GTATTCCAGAACCTTGATTGTTGCCCCAATCGGAGCGGTGTGTTCAATCGGTTCCGGCAACGGCTTCATTGCTTCCTGTGACTTGGTCACATGTGTTACCATGTTTTCCCTGCTCATGATTTATCCCCCCGTATGGTTTGTGTTTCATCTGGTTGACCGCTGATGCCGGAAGCCGCCGGGATGTATACTTACTCGCCAGCCCGGCCCCGGAACGACTTAGGTAATTGTTATATGCCTTTCTCTTGTTCTTGTTATCGATTTTCATTCGGTTCGCCTTTCTGCATCAGCACAAAAGCCACTTCCATCATCGTCACCAATTTGGCAACCAAGACTTGTACAAAACCATCTTCCTACTTCATCTTGATCCCCATATTCACAATCCTTACACCTTATGATTTCTGACTGTGCGGATGGCAAATCTTCTATCCTTCGCTCTGCATCCAATAGGTTGTATGACTGGTGCAGTTGGTCAATCGCCGTCTGTCTGCTGATTAGATCGCTCATCCCTGCGCTCCTTTCTTATCCTGCGTTTTCAGCAGTTGTATTCCTTTGCGTATGCAGTCAGGGCAATAGGAATACATTGTATAGCTGATTTCGTCCATCGTATCCCACGAATAGTCATATGTCTGTTTGCATCTTAGACATTCCAGACCGCAGGTCTTACGTCCTTTTGCTTTTTCCACCGCAAGCGGTATCATAGTTTTGAAATGGTTTGCGCTAACTGCAATTTCTGGCAACTCATAAAACCTATAGAACTCGGACAGGTGGAACGGATCGTCAACATCTGGATCATTGCCATATCCTTTTATGACCTCTGCCAGTTCAATAACGAATTTATCATGTATTTTAGCCATCCTGTTCACCTCTCATATCTGCGCCAACCTTCTCATAAAGCCGTTCAAGGAACTTAATTTCTGTAGCCGTGTCTTCATCATACCGCCAATGCTGAGCTGACTTCTTTGACAACAAACTAAGTGATATACCGTGTTGGAATACCCTTAGTTCTTCCTCAGTGTATCGCTGTTCTATCTGTGCGGATGGCATGACACAGACCATTGTCTTTGCATAGTCAATCACCTGCGCCTGTCCTTCCGTTTTACAAGGGTTGTATGCAATATCTGTAAGCCCTCGCAGTACCGCCTTTTTGCTTATCATGTCTCCGACATTAGTGTCGGGAACATCTGGCTGTGCGGATGGCAACTCTTCAAGAAATTGCGTCGGTTCAAGTCCTTTTGCCCATGCGTGTCTCACCGCATCAATCGCCGCCTGCCTTGAAATCAAATCGCACGAGTGCGTTTCCGTGCGTTCTTGCGTGCGTTTCGGCTGTGCGGCGGGTAAACTTTCAATCCACGCTTTCCACAGCAAGCCCACATTCGGATGCTCCTTGATGTATGGCACATCGTCCACGTGAGATATTGCCATCTGTCGGCTTATCGAATCCTGACCCTCCGCTGATACCTTTTTGCTGTCCTCAGCAAATTGGCGCAAGGCTTCGATTGCCATCTCTAACGCTTCTGCATAATCTTCGACGTCACAGCCGTTGTAAATCCTTTTAATCAGGTCCAGCCTTTCCTCCAGCTGACCAATCGCTTCTTCCTTTGTCATCGTCTCAAAATTACCTTCCTTCCAGTTCTGCCAAAAACGCGAGATTGCATTCCAAGTGCCACCGATGCGGCAACCCGCTTTCCTTGTCAACGCTTGCCGGGTCATTGATGTACGCCAGAAAATGCCTGTAAGCGGCATCCCGGTATCTCTGCGGTTCGACCTTTTTCCAGTTATCTTTTCCCCCTTCGGGGTACTTGTTGCATCCGTACTCTCTCACGGCGGCTATGTCATAAATTATCTGAGTTGGTACAAGCGTCAACTGAGGTTTCCCTGCGTCTGCTTTGGCGGTCTGGTCGGGGGCGGCAACGCCGCTATCCCCGAATACCAGACAGTACAGTCTTTTTGTTTCGTACTCGTTCAACTCCCGGAAAAGCTGACGTTCGCAGTTCTCGTCATACAGCTTGCATGTGTCGGGGTGACACTCTGTCTGACTGCAATACTCGCTCAGCTTCTCGTTCATTTCCTTTATGGTCATTTTCCGTCATCCTCCATTAACTCCACCTTGTTGATACAGTCGCAAGCAATCATTAACGCTTCTCTTATTTTCTGCCTGAGAAGAATTTCACCCTCAAGCGGATCTTCAAAGCGCGCCCTGATTTCATGTTGTGCTCTGTCGTAACTGTCAGGGTTCAACAGTCTCAGGGCCTCTAGTCTGGTCATTTCCACCCCTCCCGCTCATCCTTTTCTGTATCAAACACAATATCAGCTTTTTTAATAATCTGCGGGTATTGGGTCGCATGAATAAATTTCTGCGTCTTTTCATCAATCTGCACGAAGATCAGCGGCCCATAATACAGAGTATCGCCTACCTGACAATTCAGATCCTTTCCCTCGTTCTGCGCGACCGGGTTGTAAATAACTGCCAGCCCTTCATTCATGCCGTCCAGCTCATCAATAACAACATACTTGCCGACAATCTCCGCAAAGCCATCATAGCCGTTCTTGATGATAGTGTAGGCTCCTCGGTGATCGGGGCGCTTAACAACCGCCTTAATCTCTTTCAACACTCCGGCTTTGATCTCACAAGCCTTAATAATTCCCTGCGGGTCTGTCAGGATGCCGTAAGGATCGCGCCCGAACCAATCTGCTTCTCTGACCACTGTCTTAAGAGCATTAACAAGACTTTCGGCTCCGTCCTCGTAAATGGCAGACGCTAAAGCCATAGCCGCCGATTCGGACTTAATTTCGACTTTCCCAAGAGGGTCGACCGTCCACAGGTCCCCGCCATCAATGCCGGTCACGATCACAATAGCCGTATTTTTTTCTGCAATGCTGTTCCTGGTCTCGATCACCTCTCTTTTTTTGATCGTTTCAAACTCGTTCAGCTGCCGCATAAAGCTGTTCACGTTGCCTCTGTAAATCGCTGCTGACTTCTTTGTCTTGGCAAAAGCAAACTTAATCAAATATTCGTGCAGCTTATCAGCGATTCCGGCGAACATTGAAACGTTCAGTTCGTCTAAGTTCAGATCGGAAACCTTACCGCCCCAGAAATAACCAGTGCCGCCAACAGTGCCGATTTTGATTTTTTCATGTGTCAAGTTGCATTCCTTGACATAGCTTTCAAGTGTCATTCTGTCTTGTCCTTTCTTACCTCTTTGATATTCTGTCCAACTCCCACATTGCCGCCGCTGCTAACTCTTGGGCAAATCTGCTGTTGTCATGCTCTGTCGCAAATGTCCGGGCACCCTCAACAACGCTCTTGGCCCATTCGTCCGTATCGGCAGCAGGTAGGTGCTTTTTCATGTACTTCCACAGGTCTCCAATTATTCTGTAATATGTCTGTTTCTCATCCATGGCTTAAAATGGTATTTCTGCAAATTCATCTTCTGTAACCGGGTTGAAGGTATCAGCGTCTTTCAGCTCCAACAGCGTTTCGATCGGTTTACCTTCTTCGTAAATTCGCATTGACTTAGGTTCATAAACAACCGGAATGCCCTCCCAATTAAGTTTTCCTGTTGTCCTGTTCTTAGTTATCTTTATCAATGACTTTCTGTCATCCTCCGGCTTCTTAGACTTGCGCTGATACCTGATCACTGTGTTTGCTCTGTTGGTAATGTCCCCGCTTCCGGAGATGCTGTCGTTATCGTCTGAGTCGCCCTTTTTCGGATGTGCTACCAACATAATCACAACATTGAAGCCCTTTGCGTATTTGGTCAGCTTGGTAACGAAATTAGACTGCTGCCGGAATAGATCTTCTGAGCCCTTCAGTTCCATTGCTGTCATAAGGTTGTCGATTAAAATAAACTTACATCCTAAGAACTTAATAGCCTGGGCCATGAGGTTGAATATTTCTTCTGACTCATCCACTACAGAACTATTGTCGTAGATATAGCATTTCTTGTCATAAAAGGCCGATGCTGCATTTCTCGCGGCTTCTGTAACAGCACCTTCACATATTTGCTTATCAATCCATGCCTTGAAGGTGTGGGCCGGGAGCTCCCCGGAGTAGCAGAAGCATTTTAACCCGTTCTTTATCATCTTGGCGACAATCTGACTTGCAAGTGTAGATTTGCCCTCTCCGCACTTGCCCGTTAAGATAACCAGTTCCCCGTCATGGAAGCCGTGCCCGATCGCGTCATCTAAGGACTCAATGCCGGTTGCATAATACGGAATTCTGTCAATATCAATATTCTCGACCTCTGCCAAGTTCTTTATCCGGAGATTGACTTGCACTTCTGCATCATCAATAGCTTTCCTGACCGCATCCGCTCCGCATTTCTGTAGAAGCTCGTTAGCATCCTTACATCCCTGATAGCTGGACGGCTTCACAATCCTGACCTTCTTAGGGAAAAACTGACTGATTTCTTTTGAGAGTGTGATTTCATCTCCTTCCTTATCTCCGAAAACAACTATCTCGTTGAACTTAACCAACCAATTCCAGACATTAGGTTTCCAGGTAAAACCGTTCTTTCCAGTCGGGACAGAAACCGCATTATCCACGCCGGCAGCTGCAACACTGAGAGAGTCTATCTGTCCTTCTGTAATAACCAAGGTTTCGAAGTTCTTACATTGATACATCCCGAACAGGATTTTCTTAAAGTTACCCTTATCGGTCCATTCCTTGTTGCCTTTGGTCTCGCCCTGGATGAACTTAGTGTTTCTGTACTTCACAAAAACTACTTCCCCGTTTTCGTCTCTGAAGGGGAAAACCAAGATGTTGTCATTGTCCGGCTTTGTTGTAATCTCATAACGCTTTGTTATTTCTTCCGGAATACCCCGACCCTTGAGATATTCAACAGCCGGATCACGAACAGTAACAGCTTTGTGCGCGTCTCTGTACTTCAGAAATTTGTCCTTCTGTCCTCCGATGTTGTAATAGATATCAACGTCTTTCGGCAGCGTAAACCCTCTGTCCCGGAAGTCCTTAGCAAGGGTTATGATATTTCCCCTAGCCCCGCAGGATGAACGCTTACATTCAAACTGTCCCGTTTTCATGTTGATAGAAAAAGTATCTCTATCTCTGTTTGCACCTCCTACACAATAAGGACAGACCTTAAATATCATTTCGTCTCCGTTTGTTCTGGTCTTGGCTCCCAGAGCACTCTTGAACCGATAAGCATCCTCAGTTCTGAACTGGTAATACTCATTCATATTCATCGTCCTCGTTATTTATTTCTTCCCAAATATTATTTATATTATTTATTTTGTCTTGAGAGTCGACGCCTACCAAAGGCGGCGAACTCGAAAGACCGCTCTTTTGGTTTTCTTTTGAGGGTGGCAATTTACCCACTAGTTTTTTGCCATTTTTGCCACTAGCACTAGTGGGTGAATTACCCACCACCTTTATTGCTATGATGTTGGTGCATTTTGCTTTCCGGCGGACGCTGACAACCTTCTTTTCTTCCAAAGACTGAATGACTCTGATAACGTCCCGCCTGTCTATTCCTGTCCCCTCTGCAATTTGGCTATAGGGTATCTTGTCAGAACTTTGATGAAAGCCGTTCAGCTTCCGGATCAGATAAAGCATTACTTTTACTTCTCTGAAAGTCAGGTTGTCAGCCCTATATAATTTGGCAAGTAACCAATTCGGAACTTGCGTATAATTATCAGCCATACTCTCCCCGCTCCAGTCTTTCCCTGAGTTCCCTATATAGTATTTCTGATATCAGCCGCCCGGAGGACTCTCGTTTACAGAATATAGGTTTTAAGTCATACCTTGCGACCCAGGCCGTGACGCTGGCAGTAAAAGCATTCTTGTTGAACCCGGTCTTGTAATGTCCATTCATGAGAGCTTCCCATGATGCATTTTCAACCAACAGATATACAGAAGCCCCGTCAGCTCTGGCCCGGTCGAACTCTCTTTTAAACCTGTCTCTTTCGCGGGTCAGACAGTTTGAAAGTTCTTCAAGGTTCATTTTGCGCTCCACAGCGGCCCTTATTTGGATTTCCTCACCGTTTAAAGTGAACGCTGCGGAATAGTCCCCATAGTCTAGTTTTTGTCTTCTATAGGGCCTGTTAAACGTCTTGTAACGCTTTTCAGCCCTATCGGAAGATTGCTCTCTGGTGTCTATCAGAATGACCATACTGTTAAGGCACTCTTCGATTTTCCAGCCGTCCATGATCAGAACGGCAATTCGGGGTCGCCTTCCGGGACTTCCATCCAGTCCCCAGAGGGCGCGGCTTTTTTGTCACCATAGCCGTTTTTAGCCTTGAATTTGGCTTTCGGAGCTTTGCCATCTTTCACCAGAGCAACAGCGCAAGGGAACCGGGCTTCTGTGTACAGAACTTCTTTTCCGTTAATCACCGTTCCGGTCGTGCCGAACACGATCCCGATCAGCTTGTTTTTCCACTTGGCTTCATCCCAGTCCCAGATGTAGCCATCGTTGGATTCTTCGAAACTGTCTGTCCATTTGGCAAAAGCGTTCTTAGTCCACGTGTCCTTTTCCGATCCGTCATCTTTCGGGACGTATACAGAAACCCGGCCTTTCCACTTTTTGTCATCATTAGCATTGTTCTGATACTGAGTCTTGAAAAAGTCCTTCTGTTCCCCTTCTGTGATGTCAAACATCATTTCTATCTGGTCGCTCCAGTCGTGGTTTTCTGCCGGCTTATATTCCACCTTCAGAATTCTACAGATATATGCCCCCTCCGGCAGTCTCCCGCCTGATTTGGCTGCTGCCTTTGCTTCTTTGTAGCCGTTAAACTGTTTCAATGTTTATCCTCCTTATTCCAACGCTCAACCATATTTTCAAAATAATTAACCGCATCTCCGGCTTTCCGGAACCACTGACCGCACCACATACCGCATTTGCATTCTGTGGTAAATCCGTTGTTTACAGAAATCAAATAATATTCATGGCCACCACAACATCCAATTGGTAAAGATGTCGTGATACAACTGATTTTCTTTTCACTCATCAGAAATCCTCCAAAGCCTTAATAACAATCATGATGTCATTGTCGATTTCATCCACAGAAAACGCATTCATGGGAACCTTACACGTTGAACCGTCAGCTGACAGAACGAATTTATATTTTCCATCCTGACGCACGGCCCAGATGACCGTTGTCATTTTGGACTCCAGAACAAGCTTCTCAAGTTTGCGACCGTTGGTCTTTATCCTGGTGCGGACAATGCCGTTTTCGTCTGAAATAGTCTCAGAATGACACAGAATAATAACCGTCAGGTCGTCCCGCATCTCCAGAGCCTGGTTAATGATGCTCCAACCGTTCTGTGCTAAGTCACTCCATGCAGAGCGTTTGTCTCCGGACTGCATAGCCAATATCCGCATTTCCTCAGCCACCATTAAGCCGTTAAGCGTGTCGATCACGACATATTTGATATGCTTAAGGTTTTCCTGGTCGTTTATCTTTTTCAGAATAGCTGAGACTACAGAAAAGCTGTCTGATACCCAATAGTTAGGCGGGTTTTTCTTATCAGAATACTGCGACCGCCAGCCTTTCCAGTTAAGGCCCTTTTTGTCGCAGTCAATGTAATACGTTTCTTCTGGTGGCAGGTTCCGCATAGCGGTTGTCTTTCCGCTGCCGGACTCCCCCATCACGCCGATGCACTTAGCCATAGTCCTTATTCCTCCATCAAATCTTCGACATCCACAGCCTGTTGCTCAAGCCACGCTTCTGCGCAGTCCCAACACATGATGTCACCGTTTATTTCATAGGCGTATTCGTCTGTGATATGGTTTTTGCACTCACAGCAAATAGGCCGTTTCTGTTCCCAAAGTTCCTGTTCTCGCTCGTGTCGCTCCCACAGATCATAATTGTCAGGCAGATAACTCATCCGATCACCGCCCTGATCACAGCCACATCAATCGCCGGGCATCTCGGGTAATCGCTGTTCTTAGCATCCTCTGACTCCCGGTCGCACAACCGCCTCAGCACCTCAATTTGTGCCACCGCACGAATATACCTCTCCGCAACTTCGAGTTGACCTGACTCGCAGGAAATGCTGTAGTTGCTTCGAGGGTCTCTCTCCGCTTTTTCTGTCCTTATCACGGAGTCTGACCCTTCCCTGTTGTTTTTGTAGTACGTCGCCATATCAGAACCTCCCAAACTTCTGCTGATTACACCATTTTTTCGTCCACTCAGAAACAACAACCAACAGCTTGTTGTTTACCTCCATCAGTTCCTTTACCGCATCCGTGTTCTTCTCCACGGCCTCCAACAGCTTCCCGATGCCTTCACCGTTCATCTCTATCCCTTCGTAAACCTTCGTGAGATCTGGAAACATCGGAGCCGCGACTTTTTCCATGGTTATCGGGTCGTTTATGCAGAGATCCTCCGTCGGCTCCTGCTCGGTCTCATCTACAACAGTTTCTTCGTTCACCGTGTACTTAGATACATCCGTACCAAGGATGGCCGCGATCTTTTCAAGATCGCTATAGAGCATCCCGTTCTTGTTGCGGCTTCCGTTACACACGCATGTAAGGTACGTCCTCCCCCGGCCAAGGATGCTGCTCATCTGATATAGCGAATACCTCGCCACCACATCATTTCTCAACAGATCACGATCGATTTTCACATACTCTCCATGCAGTCTCATTTTTTGTACCTCCTACCCATAATCATCACATCCAGACCCCCGGAACGCTCCCAGTGGGCTTTTCTTTTTTTAGGCTCCGTCGCAACGCCGAACAGCCCCATCGCAAATGTCGCAATCATCATCGCCGCAAACACCAGATGAAAAAACTCCATCTGGGTAAACGCGATCAGGCAGTCAGCCGCGATCAGCGCTGTCGTCAGCCCTGTCAGAAAACCTGCATACTCTCTCATTTTCTTAATCCTCCTTTTGTGCAAAATTATTAGGCTTGCTCACGATACGTGGGTTCCTTGGACAAAAAAAATATCGTATACCGATGATTTGAAATAATCAGCGATCCTGATTTTAATTTCATCCCTCGGTATTCTCTCGCCGCATTCATACATTGACCAAGCGGCAGGGCTGATACCTAAAGCATTCGCAACCTCTGCCTGTGATTTTTCGCCTCTCAGTGCAGCTAATCTTCTTCCAATTGCTTTAGCATCCAAATTGTCTCACCTCCTATTCACGCAAAATCCCTACAGGAGATATACTACACGTTTCGTGAGTGTATGTCAACACGTTTTGTGAAATTTATCAATAGAAATATTTACTTTTCGTGATTTATAATTGAAACAGAAAAGGGGGTTATATTATGGCAAGCTTTAAGGATATGCTGAAATACTATAGGGAACGTGAAGGATTATCACAGAGTCAGCTTGCAAAAGTAATAGGTGTATCGGCTTCAACAATAAGTATGTATGAAATTGGTAAAAGGGAGCCGGATTTTGAAACCGAGGAAAAGATCGCTGATTACTTCAATGTAAGTCTGTCCAGCCTTCGTGGTAAAAATGAAGTACAGCGGCCCACACGTGTTCCCGTTCTGGGCCGTGTTGCAGCCGGGATACCGATGGATGCAATCGAAGAAATCATAGACTATGAAGAAATACCGGAAGCGATGTCAAGAGACGGGGAATACTTCGGGCTGAAAATTAAAGGTGACAGCATGGAGCCACGCATACAGAATGGTGATGTTGTAATCGTTCGCAAGCAGTCGGATGCGGATGATGGCGATCTGGTCATTGCCCTGGTTAATGGAAATGAGGGGATGTGCAAACGGTTAAAAAAGATGCAATCCGGTATAATGCTTCTGTCAAACAATCCGGCTTACGATCCCTATGTTTTTTCATGGGATGATATTAATAATTTACCAGTAACTATTGTGGGGAAAGTTAAAGAACTGAGAGGAAAATTCTAACAGGGAGGCAAACAATGAGAACAGCAGAAGAAATGTATTATTTTTCTAGAAACAATGGGTTCGGTGCTGGCTTCAATGAGAAACAAGGTTTAAAGCATTTCAAGGTTATTGAAAACAATTTGCAACCAGATGAGGACGTGAAGTTTGCCTTTATCGGTCTGCACAACTATAAATCAATGACAAAACATGATGGGAACTTTGCCTATGCGGTGAGTAATAAAAGGATCCTCATGGGACAGCAGAAATTAATTGGTGTAGCGTTCCAATCTGTATCAATGGACAACATCAATGATATTACCTTACAGACCGGCGTATTGATGGGCAATGTTGTAATCGATACGGTTAAAGAGCGTTTCAACGTTAATGTCGGAAAAGATATTGCAGAGAAAATTAATTATCATCTGCACCGCGTTCTGGATGAGGTCAGAAATCCGCAGCCTGTAAAGAGTAAACCCGCGCCAAAGTCTGCCGGAAGTCATCAGGCAGCTGCCGATCTGAGATATTACAAGGATTTGTTTGAAGAAGGATTGATTACAGAAGCTGAATACCAGGCTAAGCGCAAACAGATATTAGGTCTGTAAAACAAAACCGCCCGACTGTTACCAGCAGCCGGACGGCAGACCTTGGGAAAGGTATTAATAAGGACTCGACACCATTATTATAACCTTCCTGAGATTGTTTGACAACTTATGGAGGGAAAAGAATGGCAACCGCTAGAAGGCTTCCATCGGGCTCGTATCGCGTCAAAGTGTTTAAGGGGTATAAATATATCAATGGACAGAAAAAACGCGAATACGAGTCATTTACAGCCCCCACAAAGGCAGAAGCGGAGGCTCTCGCCAGTGCTTGGAAACTTGACCGGAAACAACGCCCGGAGGATGTTTCTGTACATGATGCTATACGTAAGTATATCGACGTGAAGGAACCTGTGCTGTCACCGTCCACGATCAGAAGCTACGAGGCCATGATCGGACGCTTTGCCCCTCTGGATGACTTGAAGCTAAAGGACCTAAACAACCTAAACGTGCAAGAATGGATTTCCGGGATGTCCAGAACGTTGGCATACAAATCTGTCAAGAACACTTACGGCCTGCTGACAGCGGCCTTGTCACTTCATGGCATTGATAAGCAATTCAAAGTACAACTACCGAACAAGATAAAACCAGAATACCGTATACCAACCGATCAAGAAATTATTCAGATGCTCTCGGCCTGTGAAGGATCTGATATGTGGATAGCGATAATGCTTGCCCGATATTACAGCCTGAGGCGGTCGGAGATATGCGCTCTTGGCAGCACCGACCTGACCGGAAACGTCCTGACGATACATAAAGCGATGGTTTCCGACAAGTCGAATAACTGGATAATCAAACCCATCCCCAAAACTTATGACTCATACAGAAAATTAACCATTTCTGACCCTCTATTAGCCGTTTTGCGGGCCAAAGCAGGAAGGTACGTACAATTTAACCCTAATTACCTTACAAGCCGTTTTTCGGGCCTTATGAAGCAAATCGGACTGCCTGACTATAATTTCCATCTTCTGCGTCATGCGTTCGCGTCCAATGCGGCCCTTCTGGGTGTCCCGGACTTCTATACCGCCAAAATAGGCGGATGGTCACAGAACAGTTCTGTACTGAAAGAAGTTTACCAGAACGTTAATCAGGACGAATTAAAGCGTCAGATGGATATTCTGAACAACCAAATGCACCACGATTTGCACCATGGACAACCCGATAATTCTTCCAACCCGCAAAAACGGGTGTGTTTAGGGACTGCCGGCGGTGGGACTCGAACCCTTGAGGATGAAGCGGATGATGAAGATATGCCGTAAATTCAGCATTTGTGACGGCTCTGATATGCAGAAAATAGGCGTTTTGGGAGCTATGCACCACGAAATGCACCACAAATTTTGAACATAAAAAAAGAGGCAGCCGAAGCCGCCCCGATGATTATTTTATTAGCAGTTGCCATGTTTTAGCCGAGACTGTCCCGAACCAGATGCCCGTCATTCCTGCATCCCGCTGCAGTCTCTCGATTGCGAACTTTGTGTTGTCTCCTAGCTCGCCATCAACATCCAGAGCCTTGCCGTCAGCTCCTTTGTACCCCTTGAGGTTAAGTAAGGCTTGCACGGCCTTGACAGCGGGGCCATAGTTGCCCGGTATCAGCTCCGGAAGAACGGCAAAGCATGATCCTGTATAACACTCTTTGTCGACGCTCTGGGGGCCCTCGTAGCGCAGAACGCAATCCCACGGATAGTTATAATAGTTTGTGACCGCTATTTCGCTCCCCTGGTCTCCGGGGGCGCTGGAGCCGTACCTCTGACCCCGTGCGTGGACGATCTTACCACCACCAGCATACATAGCGGTATGGTGGATCTGATTTAGCAAAACGTCCGCGGGGAGCAACCCGTCACCATTTGACAGGTTGATTGTCTTGGTTACGTCCTTAAAGCCGTTTCTCAGGAAGACAGAACGCATATTGCCGGTGTAGGTTGCCCCGTTGGTCTTGACTGGCACACCAGCCATCTGAAAAGCTGTTATTACGAGGGAACTGCAATCATAATCCGGCCCCCATCGGTTCAACTGGCTGTAACCATGCGTCTGATCATTGGCAATGTCAAGCATGAATTCTAAAGCCGCTGTCCTTTTATCCTCTGCCGTCATGTTGTACCTCCGCGGGATCATCTTCCGCCAGTGCGTCCGCCGCTTTCTTAAGCCTGCGTGTCAGCCATGCCGGAACGGGAACGCCTGCCTGATCGAGGTTCTCCAGTACGCTTAGAATCTCCATGATGACTACATACCCGGAAATAAACACAGGCACGTCTACAGGCAGCTTAATCGCCTCGTAAATGACGTAAGCAACGATGATGATAAGCAGTTCGCCCGACTTGCGAAACAGTCCCTTGCGCATCTTGGTGCTGTCCCACGTGCCGTTGACGCTTGCCTGTATCCATCCTGTTACAACATCCGCCGCCATCAGTACGAGCGGCAGAAGAAAGACCCAGAAACGATGTGTGTATGAGATTTCTTTTAATGTGTCCATAGGTTTTTGCTCCTTGATGCATCAGGTCTTTACTTCACTAAATCTTTATTTAATCCAGTTACAATGATTGTAATTTATGCGTTCATGTAATGGTCAAAAATGACTTTCCCCGCAATGATAGAGTTGGTCAGTACGGATGTTAAACAGGTGTACGGTTTACCCTGTGCGTAATAGTCGAGTACCTGTTGTTCTGTATTGAGAGTTGTGCCCATGATGCCCACTCCTGCTTCTGATAAAGCCGAAAACTGTGCCGCTGTTATGGTTGCCCCAAGCGCAAGGGTGATGCTGTTATGATGCTTGTTGTAAGCATTTGTAGCATTGATAATAGCAGTCACTCTTTCATCTTGTAATGCCTCGCCATAGCTGACATTGGAATGTAAATTGATGTATACATTCGGTTCATATGCTATCAATCCATTCAGTTCGGCTACACTTTGTGGGTTCCACACACATTTCTGCTCCATGCCGTACTGTCTGATAAGACCGAATACTATGTCATACTGAGAGGTTGTCATGTTCACTTTGGTTTCAATCCATACTTCGCAACCAAGACGCTTACACAAATCAAGCATCTGCTCAAAGGTCATGATGGGTGTATTTGCGTATTCTGCCCCTTTGTAATAGCCAAAATCATACTGCAATAAGTCCGCATATGTGGTATTTGCTACGGCAACTGTATTCGGTGTTACCAGCTCCCCATTGAGATATACATCCGAATAATTGCCGTTAAGGTAGGCATCATGCTCAAGAACAGGTACATCATCGGATGTAAACCGAAGATCGCAAAGCATAGCACGGAATCCAAGGTCATATGCCGTTTTATAACCAATAATTGACTGATGCGGAACATCAAGTCCATCCGCTATCCGGCATACGGATTTAACAATTTCGTTATAATCCCTTGTCTGTTTGGCGGCAACTTCTTCCCTAAGAGCCTCAATGTTAAGCGGGGTCAGCTTGTATACTTCAAGAACATAATTGAAGGCTGTACTGGTATACCCGGCTGTAATATATACGCCTGTTGCTCCAGTCGGGAAGTCAAGTTCATATGTGTACACTGTTGCCATTTCATAGTTATTTTTGGTATAAGCTCTTGATATGATAATGTCATTATCATCAACGTACTGAATATACGATGATACGTTTGCTGAATTATATACCGTACTGAATACGACTTTTGATATTCCGTCAGTTTTGAGGATCTTGATATGCCGATATGCGTTACCTTCTGAAAAAACGATGGCAGACCCTACGTTCCCATACGCCTGCCCCACAACCACGTTGTAATTGTCTAACACGTTTTCATATTGATACACATATTCTTTTATTCCGGCAATTTTGCTGTTCGTATTTTCGATTTCGACAACATTGTGCTCTGTGATTGTAGTCAGAATAAAGCCATCTGATACGGTATCTGCTTCGCCGGATATGTCTGAGCTAGGTGTATCCAGATTTTTGATACCGAAGTTAATGTATTTTGTCGAATCAGTAATTATATTCGATATGATCTGTGTGCCGGTAAGCCAGTATCTGTATGTGCTGATGTGCGTTCCGTCAGCATCAAGTCTAAACATCCACATTGCGTATCCCTGTGGGACGGTAATTGAATACAGATTATCAACAGGAACAGGATATATGTTCCTCAATCTAGATGCTGAGTTGCTTTTTACAGCCCCGTCACTGTCTGCATACGTTCCACTTTCAATCTTGACTTTGCCGGTTGACAAATAAGCTAAACGCCCATTTAAACCGTTTACCTGCCCTCTAACAGCATCCCCGGCATTATTGTAAACCGTCCCATCCGCTCCTACACGGATGTCTGCCAATTCTGCGTCTCCGGTCGTTGAGCCTTCCGGGAGCGTCGTGAGCTCGTCTACGCGCCCGTCAAGAACAGCGATATCAGAAGTATTCGCTGTTATCTGAGAAGTATTCGCTGCTATCTGATCGGATGCGATTTCATACTCGCTGATATGCTCAAGCAGAGCCTCGTACCACGACTCATATTCGCTCGGAACGGTGCTGTCACCTGTAATACTTTCCGTCACGGACGTCCTGTACACGATGGACTTCGCCAGCACATCCCCTACAACCCACCGCAGTTCACACTTTCCGCTCCCTGCGTATGCTGTATCCGTGTTTGTTGGTGACCAGACCAGAAAAGTGCCGCTCCTCGTGACCGCGCAAACATACGGAGCCTTGTCCGACGGACGCATGTGTACAAGCGTTGCGGTTCCTTCGCCGTACGTGTTTATCAGCTCCGATAAATCAAAGTAGATATTCCTTGCAAGGTTTTCGCCCTGTCTCCCGATATCGATAGACAAGCCTTCTACATATACATCTATCATTTAATCACCTCAACTATTAATCATTACACGTTTCCACTCTTTCCATGTTGCGCCGTTGTCCGCAGATGTGCGCATAAAAATTTGATACGTATTCTGAATAGCCATATAGGTAAATCTCTGCAAGATATAGTCTCTTGCTTTGACAACTTCCAGAATGCCATAGCCTGCGCTGTACGGTGCGTTCGTCATGCCGGCAAGCCGTCCGCACTGATACGCCCCCGGCGTTGTGAAAGTGTTAAAATCACCGCTTTGAACACTGGAAGACTGCGAACCTGTCAAATTTGTCAGCTTGGAATTGATTGTAGCAATGTTACTGAGGGCGGTTGAACCTACCTGTGTATTAGTTGATACACGTGTGTCCAACGCATCAATCTCGGTTTGAAGGTTTCCGGCTGCGTCCGTGGTCAGCTGGTCTTTCATCCCGTCAAACCACTCCGTAAATTCGCCCTCAAGCTGATCCCAAATCCCGTCCGTGTCGATGTGGTCAACCAGTCCGACAACATATCCGCAAACGTTCTGATCCTGCCGCTTGTCGGTAATGTTTGCGGCAGTTATGGACGTTGCGCCTGCCTTGATATAAATTTCCGCAAGTTCCAAATCGTAATAACTGCCATTCCGAACCACTGCCGGAGCCGCCGGGCTTGCCGCCGGTGTGCCCGTCCGGACGATGATCCCAATGGCGCGCCCGCTGTAATCGAGCCTGACCACAACAATGTCTTTGCGGTTAAGCGTTGAGTGCGCCGCGCTGATGGAGAGAGTAAGAACTGCGCTGTTATCCATCCATCGCGAATCCAGGAACGCCCGCCCTGCTCCGACCTGTACAGCCATTCCCGATCCCGGAGTGACCGCCATCATATTCCCCACATTAGCGATAACGCCATCTGATACTAGCCCCTTAAAGTATAAAGACATCTGTTCCGCTGTATATGTCCTGTCATACGTTCCCGCATCAGAATCATATACGGCATCAAAAAAACCATAAGTCAACGCCATATTTAAACGCCTCCGTCGCTAAATGTGGGTATAAGTGTATGCCCTGTCTCGTCCTCGGAATCGATAATCTCAATAATCCGGGCGGACGCCTGTATACCAAACTCGTTTAGTATCTCTACCTTATCCCCCAAAAAATAATCAGTGCCATAGATAAAATTAACTTCCGACTGAACCTCACCCGCAAAAGCCTTCAAAAGAGGATGCTGTGTAAGTTCGTCTTCGCCCTTTGCTTTCAATTGTGCCGTGTAGTCCCCTGCCGGAATAGTTCCGCCGTCTGAGTCACTGGACAGGCTTCCGCCGTCAACCGTTATTTCGAAACGGTCAATTCCCGACCCCGTTCCGGCAGTCGCTGTTTTCTTCGCGGTTCCTTCGCCCTCGCCCTTGACCAAAGCAACGTTCTTGTATTCCGTCATGTCTGCTGTGTAGTCAGTGGAAAGTAAGTTTTCGTAGTCCGGCGAAAAGATAACATACGGGTTATCGCTTTGAGCGAATGAACGGTCAGAACCCTTGTAGACGGTAAAAACGAAGTTGCCGTTGTTAAGCGTCACGTTATAACCGAGTTCATAGGTCATTAATTGTTCGCTGACCCACTCGCCCAAGTTCTCCCCGTACGCCTGCGCTTTTACCGTTTCCGTGCCGCCCAATGTGTCGCCGAGAGCAAAGTTGCTGATTGCCCTGTCCGCTATCGTGGGAGAGATGATATTTTCCGTCACAGCCCGTCTGACGTTATCCTCGACCGTTCCCGAAAAGACTGTCTGCTTCCATATGATCCGCTGATGCAGCAGGAATTTAAGGTCTTTACCCGATAACAGTATGGTGTTTCCTTCTTCCAATGAGGTATGCACCTGCATCGCCTGTATGATCATGACGGACTTTATAACGCCGTTCTCGTAGTCCTTGTCACGGTACAGAAACCGCCCGGACTGGCAAAGGTTTATGTTGTCGGGCGTGGCGTCTATGTATAACTCAAAATCACCCGGCTCATAATACCTTGTCGTCCATATGATAGAGCGGTATCCATCTATAACGCCGATCCGTTCAAGGGCTGAGTTCATAACGTAGATATTCATGATTAAATGCCCTCAAACAAAATGTTGTAGACGAAGACAAGCTGCATATTCGTTGCCCCGTCGTCCGCGTTATAGTAAAAGGTATTGTCTCCCGGCTCCAGTGTTATCCACTTGGAGTCATGGGAGAGCGCGTTGATAACGTTCGTTTCCGCTCCGGCTCGTATCAAGGTTGCGCTCTTGTGCCCCTGTACCGTGGAAACCACCAGTTCGTCACCCGTCTCAAGATCAATATCAAAGGTCATCCGCTGACCCGTGGTCTCGTTGTAAAACCACGGATTTGATATCTCACCGCCCGAAATCAACCGGAGCGTAACGCCGCAAGGCACGTCCCCGTCATTCTCGATTGTTTTGAGATATGTTCTCTCTCTTGTTGAGAAGGGGATAGGTGAAGCAATGGCAAACGGGAAGCTAAATAATCCCGTAACCGCGCTGAAACTTATCACCCGTTCACCTGTCTCATTGTCCCGGAAGAACGGATCTGGGCAGATGATACTCAGCTGGAACTGTTCACGCTGTGAAAAAATCGTTCCGGCGTCATCCATCCGCTCCACATATCCGTCCGTGTATACGCTTCTCTGATCGTTAGCCAGGAACACTCTTACAGGGCGTTTAGTCTTAATGTACCTATAAAGGTCTATGCGCCGCTTTCTGACTATCGCGCCCTCTCCCCTGATATCGAAAGTAATTACAATGTTACGGGGCATTACGTGACTTGAGTTAAACGTTGCCCCGTCCTGTGAAGCCGTCTCAGTTGCGTTAATGGTTGCATCCGCCGGAGTGATTCCCGTCATGCTCATAAGCATATAATCGCTTGACGGATACAGCTGAATTGTATCCCCTGTACTGTTTTGTATCTTGACTGTATACATAATCACCCCAGTAATGCAAAGTTAGCAAAGTTCTTTGTCTGCCTGTAAATCTCAAGCCTTGAAAGTGCTTTCGGGCTGTAGTTGTTCTGTACGAACGTCCGTCCGCCGCCCTCTGCCATGGCAGATTTGACTACATCCTTAAGGTCATCCAGTGCGCCGACAAACTCCGGACGTTTCTCTGCGATACCGATGATAGCCGGATCGTAGAAAACGCCGCCCTTGTCATACCACGATGTATAATAATTGACTCCATATGCCGTGACCTTTCCGTCCGGACTGGTTGCGCCCGTGAATGACGGCCTGATGTGTGGCAACGCCGGAACTGAAATTCTCGGAAGCCTCCAAGAGAAGTTCATCAGGCTCTTGATCGCAGAAACCTTGCTTCTTACGGTGCTGTAGGCGTCGTTCAACGCATGCGTTCCTACATCCGGGATTCTCAGCTTCATGGTGTTAATTGCCTGTTCCATTTTGTTGGAAGCTGTTTCCGTGTTCTTCTGTGCTGTTTTGACAGTGGTCTCATTGACTATCGGGATTTTCGGCTTCATGCTGTCAAATGACTTGATCATGTTGGTGCACGCTGTAGAAACCGCATTCACGACCATTCTGACCGTGTCGCTGTTAACTGTCGGTATCTTCGGTTTCATGTCGGAAAACGACTTGAGCATATTGGAGCAGGCCGTTGAGACTGCCGTCATGGCCATCTTGACCGTGTCAAGGTTGACTGTCGGGATTTTCGGCTTCATGTCGCTGAAGGATTTGTCCATGTTCGTACACGCCGTTGATACAGCTGTCATAGCCATGCGAACCGTATCAAGGTTGACAGACGGATACTTCGGTTTTGAATTGGTGAAGAATCCCTCCATGTTCTTTACGGCTGTGGCTACTGCGGAATTGGCTGCCACCAGAGAGGACGTATCCACTTCTGAGATGACCAGCTTCGCGTTCGCAAAGGCCGTCGACATTTCCTCGGTCGCTCCTGTTACAGAACTGATATCGACATCGCCTGTCTTCAGCTGCTGTTCACCACTGCCGCCGCCAAAGATGCCGCAGATCCAGTTCCAGGCATCCGTTGCCGCCGTTTTTACGGCGTTGAAAGCATCTGTTGCTATCTTCCCGATATCCGGGAACGGAAAATCGCCACTGAAGATAGCCGTTATTCCGTCCCATACAGTTTGAGCCGCTGATTTTGCATTGTCCCATGCCGTCGTTGCAATTTCCTTTACGACCGGAGCCGCGCCTTCAAATGCGTCTTTGATATTGTTCCATGCGCCCTCTGCAGCAGCCTTTGCATTATCCCATGCTGTAGTCGCTATTTCCGCCACAACCGGAGCTGCGCCCTCGAAAAATCCCTTGATAGCGTCCCATGCTGTCTTAGCCGCTGTCTGCGCATTAGTCCATGCCGTAGTAGCGATAGATTTAACTGTAGGTGCTGCACCCTCGAAAAATCCTTTGATGGCTGTCCATGCATTAGATGCATACGTCTTGGCATTATCCCAGGCAGTAGTCGCTATCTCTGCCACTGTCGGGGCACTGCCTTCGAAAAATCCCTTAATTGCATCCCAGACACGGGAAGCTGCCGTTTTGGCATTGTCCCAGGCTGTAGTTGCGATCTCTTTGACAACGGGGGCCGCCCCGCCAAAGAAGCCTTTGATAGCGTCCCACGCGCCGCTTGCGGCATTCTTGGCATTCTCCCATGCCGTTGTTGCTATCTCTTTTACGGTGGGTGCTACACCCTCAAAAAATCCCTTAATGGCATTCCATGCACCGGAAGCCGCCGTCTTAGCGTTGTCCCATGCGGTGGTAGCTATTTCCGCCACCGTGGGGGCTGTTCCCTCGAAGAAGCCTTTAATCGCCGTCCATGCGTTTGATGCTGCTGTTTTTGCGTTTTCCCACGCTGTGGTCGCAATCTCCTTTACGGAAATATCACCGTTAAAGAAGCCTTTTACTGCATCCCAGATGTCGCCCGCAAACGAGACGAGGCCATCCCATGCCCCGGTCAGCACCTTTCCAACGGATATTTCACCGCCGAAAACGCCCTTGATGCCTTCCCAGATCCCAAGAGCAAAATCTTTAATACCGTTCCAGATATTTATAACCGCATTGCGGAAATCCTCGTTTGTTTTCCACAGCGCGACAACGACAGCTGTAATTCCTGCGATAGCCGCGACAATAATTCCGATGGGGCCTGTCAGCACACTAATGACGCTCGAAACCGCCGTGCCGATAGCCGGGAATGCTCCCGCAACCGCCGAAACCGCTCCGGTGATTTTGCTGAAATTCATTAACAGGCCACCGATGCCGCCGATAATCTTAGATATAACCAAAATAACCGGACCTGCCGCCGCCGCAAACATTCCGATTTTTGTTATTACTTTCTGCTGCGCGGGTGTCAGGCTGTTAAACTTATTTGTCAGCCCCTGTACAAAGTTGACGACCTTCTGTATCGTCGGGGCCAGTGCTTCGCCGATGGACGTAACAAGAACGTCGATAGATGACTTCAGCTGTTCGATGGAACCACCGAAGCCGCTCATCATGGCATCTGCCATTTCTTCCGTTGTGCCAGAGCAGTTCTCAAGGCTTCCGCTTAACTCATCAACGTCTTCCGGGGCCGTGTTAATGAGAGCCAGCCACGGAGCCATCTGGTTTTTGCCGAAAATAGCCGATGCCGCCGCAATCTGCTCTGACTCGGACAGGTTTGCAAACGCATCATGCAATTCGCTCTGGATGGTGACGGAGTCTTTCATGGAGCCATCGGCATTCGTGACGCTAATGCCCAACTGCTTCATCATCTCCGCCCCGTCTTTGGCGGGCGAAATCAAACGGGAAAATCCGGTTTTTAAGCTGTTCGCCGCAACAGATGCGTCAATACCGTTATTGGCCATCACGCCCATGTACAGAGCCGCATCTTCAACACCGTAGCCTGCCGCAGAAAAGATAGGGGCCGCAACGGACATGGAAGATGATAAGCTGTCAACATCAAGAGCGGAATTGTTACATGCCGCAGCGAAGACATCAGCGTAGTGGCTTGTGTTTTCGAAGCTATCACCGAAACCATTGATTGTTCCGACAAGGCCGGCGGAAACGGTATCCAGGTTGCCGCCCTCGCCGGCAGCAAGGTTCATCGCCGGAGCCAATGCTGCCGCCGCCTGTTGTGCGTCAAGACCAGCACGAGCGAAATTCAGCGTTGCCCCTGCTGCGTCCTTCATGCCGTAAGTACTGTTTGCCGCCGCATTTTTCATGGCGGCATTCAGTAGTTCCGCTTCATCTGCCGTGTTGCCCATGGTCTTGTTGGTCAAGGCCATGGTCTTGTCAACTTCCGCAAATGACGCAACAGCCATTGTGCCGATACCGACAAGAGGAGCAGTGACGTATGTGGTCAACCCCTGCCCGATTTTCTCGCCGACCTCGCCGATCTTCTGCATCTTGCCGCCAACGTCTTTGAGAGTCGCGCCGAGTGGAGTGCCGCCGGCCTTCTTCAACTCGTTATTCATCGCATTCAGTTCGGTGGTCAGTTTGTTGACCTTCTCCGCATACTGATGCGCTTCTGTCGAGTCTTCTCCGTACTGAGTTTTGGCTTTTTCGAGCATCTCATTTGCTTCCGAAATAGCCTTTTTCTGGAGATCGATTTTCTTTGTGAGGTTTTCAACCTTCTGTTTGTTCGTGTTCTGCGCTTTGCCGTGAGAGTCGAACGTTTTCGCGGTTGCTTTTAACTCTGAGTCAAGTTCTTTCGTCGCGGTGATGATGTTTTTCATCGACTGCCGATACTCAGATTCACCGTCGACTTTAATTTTAGGGCCTATCGACGTACCCGCCACATTATCACCTCGCTTACTTTACCTCAGCTTCATTGCTTCGTCGTAATCCATCACTCGCTTCGGGTGTATCTCAATAGCATACCCGTTAGCGATGTAGTAGCATGACAGCATGTCTAGGAGCTCTCCGACCAATGCATCGAGCACGTCAGCGCGTGTCATGCCGAATTGCAGTCCATAGTAAAACAACCACTCAACCGTCAGGACTGATTTTCCGGGTGAGCGGCGGCCTTTTTTCGCGGAGCCGGTTTTGTCTGTACGTGTGTTTCCTGCCCGGCCTGCAGTGCGCGTGCCGCCTCCAGGAACAGCGCCTGGAAAGTTTCCTGATCGAGATCCAGAAGTTCGTCCATTGTGACCGACTGGCATCCCTCTGCCCGGTGCTCCGCGCTCATGGCGTATGCTGTCGAAAGCGCGATGATAAACCGCGCCTGATTGTCTACGATATTTCCGTACTTGCCTGTCAGAGCCTCGCCGATGCGGCTGAAGTCTCTGTCCGGGCAGAAATCCGCAAATAACTTTGCGGCTCTCATCGAGTACATAAAACCTACTTCTCTGCCATTCAGTTCCATTCGCTGTCCTCCTTTGTTTAAAAAAGACTACCGGCAGAGGATCCTCCACCGGCAGCCGTGTGCTACATATTGTGTTAGATCTGATTAGGGTGTGATGCCCAGAGCGGTCTTCAGTGCCGCCTCTGCAGCTGCCTCAGTATCAAAGCCTGCCTCGTTGACTTTCTTCCAGTTGTGATTGCTGGAGTCGTCGCGGAACAGAGTGAACTCCATAGCAGAGGTCTGATACTCAACGCCGTCCTCACGTGTTGAAGCCTCATCATCGATCGACGCGAGACGTGCTTTGCATGCGATCGTCGGAACCCATGTATGAACTCCGCCGGAAACATACTCAACGATCCAGCCAAGTCCGACATACGGCTTCTCAGCGCTTTCGCCATGCGCAACCCATCCGTCAGTGTCTGCTTCCGGAGTGCCCTCAATGAGTGCCTTAGCAGCTGCAAGCGGATCATCGCATGTCAGTGTGCAGGTGCCACCCGTGAATGTTCCGCCCTCAGACTCCTGTACGTCGTTATCAGCGTAAAAGTCTGTGTTGTCGGAGTATTCCGGAGACATGGAAACATTGACGCCACGTGCCAGTCTCATTCCACCTGTGTAAGTCACAGTGCCATTAGTGTTTACGTACGTAGCTACGTACGGCAGGCTGAAGCCTACTCTTACTCTTCCGTAAGCCATAAATTAATTTCCTCCCATTATCTTGCTGATTTCGCTGTCACAGACCTCTTCCATCTTTGCGACGCAGGCCGATTTGGTAGCGTTTACAGCTTTAGACATAAAATGGCACGGCTGTAAAAAGCTCGTGCCCGATTCAATACTTCGTGCGATCATCGCGTTCGGCTGACCTTGTGGAAACTTTTTTGTTACTACCCGGTTGTAGCCATCAAATCCCAGCTTAACGTCTCTGGAGAAGCCGGAATCTCGCATTTTCGTAACACCGAACGAATACTCAAGGCCTTTCTTTTCAATCGCCAAAAGGCCGGATACTGCATGTCCGGGCGATCCAACCTCATCCGGGCTTCTAGTCGGTATCTGATTGATGGCCGCTTTGACAGCATCTGCAACGATTTTAGCGCCTTCATAGATGCATTTCTCAACGAGCGGCTTCGCCTGCTGTTCGAGCTCCTCGAGCTTTTGGACGTATTCGCTCAAGCCTTCAATTTTCATTCGGGCCATCGATATCCCACCTCCACTCGAAATGGATCAGCCCCGTCTCAGACTCGTACTGGACGGAAGCCAGATACCAGTAAGCCGTCGACTCATCAAGCATTGCCTGGATGTCATCGCATACACTGTCGTATTCGGTCTTGGTAAAATAATTAAGGGAACCGCTGATCAGCTGCTCAGCCTTGCGACTGTCAGCATGAAAGCTGTCCCCTTCACTGTCTTCCGCCCATACCGCATACGGGACGGAAGCGTTTTTAGCTTTGGTGTAGTGGTATGTGCGTGTACACACCGAAGCGATACGTGCTCCGAACCACTTAAGTTTTTGCTGCAGCGTCATCCGTCCACCCCCTCAGCTGCGACGTCAAAGTTATCGTCCAGGCGTGAAAGCGTCAGGTCTGTAACCTTCAGCCCGTCATCGTCGAGCAAATGCTGTACCATGTCGATGCGGTACTGCTTCCCGTCATCAAGGAGCACGTACTGCTTGACAGAAACGTTTTCGTCTCGCCATATCCTCACAAGTCTGTCAACCTGTTGTGATACGCCCATTGCGGCATACTGCCGGTTGTATCCTACTACTCTATCGCCGTAGTAGTGATACGACAGTATGACCAGCTTTTCCGCGGGCATTTCGCCCGGCTCTGCTGTGTTCCTCAGTTCACACAGTTTTAGCGTCCCTTCAAAAAGCATTACGTGCCCCCGTTCATTTTCTCAGCAAGCAAGCGGTTGTTCAGTGCATAGCGCAGCATTCGGGGCATGCCCGCAACCCATGACAGATTGCCCTGTACACTGCTTTCCGCCCTCTTGCGGTACAGATAAGCGGCATACATGACTACAAGGTTGCAATCATCTATTTCGTCAAGGTTTAACGTTATGCCCTCGGTTTTTATTGATTTCTTTGCTACCTCAATGAGGGTTGCTAAGTAACTGTCCCACGCATCCCCCGCAATAGCCAAATTGTATTTCGTTGTTGCAAGGATTTCAGCGTCTGTCATGCTTATGCCCCCTCTATCGCGTTTATAATGGCTGCCTTTGTCATCCGACTAGAAACACCGTCAACTCCCTGTTCCTCTGCATAGCTTAAAAGCTGTGTCTTTGTCATCCCAGAGAGATTGACAGTGTCAGGCGTGTTCGAGTCGGTTATGATTCCCCCGACTCGTTGTTGTTCGTGTTGGAGGCGGGCGTGTTGGCTGCGTCTGCCGCAAAGGTGACTGCAGCTGCAGACGGAGTTACACCGTTGATACCGATCGCCACAAACGCATCATTTACAAGTACCTTGCCGTCATATCTTGCAGTACCCTTAAATCCGGTCTGGTCCTCGATCCAAAAAGCGTGCTCGGAAGTGTTGATAGATGTTCCGGCTCTCTCTGCAAGCAGATACAGGTCAAAGTAACCGCCGATAATGGTGTTGTCCGGCACGAAGTTCAGAACCTCGATCACGCCGCCGATAACCGGCATGGTTCCATTGACTCCCGCAACGATAGCACCGGAAGCGTCAACAGCAAGACTGTTCGCAATCAGTGTGGTGTAAGTAGTCTCATTCATGACCCATACTTTGGAACCACGGCTGTACTTGCCCTTTGCCAGTCCGCTGTCACCGATCAGAGCCTTGAACAGGTCTGTATCTTTGACAGATGCGGCATGAGAAACGATGTTAGCGGCCTTAATGCCGGTCATGATACCGGTCGGCATCTTCGTACCGGTTCCGTAAAGGATAGCTTTATCCAGCGCAAGGCCGATAGCCTGTCCAAGCGTCTGTGTAAGGTCTGCTACAAGGTCAATGTCGCTGTCCTCAAGCAGGGCGTTGCAAATACGGAAATAGCCGCCGACCTTATAGCCATCAACTTCGATATCGGAGAATGTCAGATCCAGCTCATTGAGTGTTGCGCACATCTCAGTCCAGACGGCTTCCGGGATTGCGCCCTGGATGACCATACGGCCCTGCCCCGGTACGGAACGGACGAAAACATGCTTATACAGCTTGGAGTATTCCATGATGTTCTCGCGGAGATACCCAAGCAGGACGCGCGGGATAAGGAGACCGGCGTTTGTGATCGCTCTCTTTTCCTTGATAGCCGTGCGCACCTGCGCCGCCATCGCCTTTACATCTTCTCTTTCACAGAGTGCCGCGATCTTTTCGCGGACTTCGTATTTAGTTGCCATTGCTCTGCCTTCCTCTCTGACCGGCTCTGCGGTCGGTTCTGCCGGATCTGTGTTCTGCTTTTCCTCTTCAGTCTTCAGATCCTTTTCCAGTTCCTCAATCTGTCTTTCCAGATTTCCTTTCGCTTCTTCGTGCGCTGTCTTGTCAGCGTCAAAAGCGTTTACTGCCTCCTCGACCGCCGAACGTTCTTCGTCTGTCTGCGCTTCCTCAATGCTCTGTGTCAGTTCTGCCTCTCTCTTTTCAAGTTCGGCATCCTTCTGGCGCAGTGCCTCAAGGGATTTATTGGCATCAGTCAGTTTCTTTCTGATCATCAATGCTTTTAATGCCATTTTTTATTACCTCCATCCTTGCTCTTTGTGCGACTCGCCACGCTTCGACCTCCCGCTTTTTGATGTTCTCAAGGTCATGCTGTCTAGCTTCGACATACGTTGCCTGATAAGCCGGAAACGCTACGGCAGATATTTCATATAACGGGTCGATTCTTGTGATTGTGAAATGAACCGTTCCGTCATCTTTCTGCTCATATTTCTGTCCGTCTTTGGCAATTTCGAATCCGAAGCTGCAACCTGTTACATCTCCACGGGCTATTCGTTCGTATGCATCCATCGCCTGAGAGTCTTTAGGGTTGATTTTTATGCTTCCCCACAAACCAACTTCTGTATCTTTGAGCGTTAAAGTTCCGGCACTCGTTCGCCCTAAAACAATGTCAGTATTGTGATTATATAAAGCCCTTACGTCCCCGTGTATGGCTTCAGTCAATGCGCCACGCTGGATGCTTTCGGTAGCACCCTCCGCAACGTGATAAACATCGTCATACCGAACAAAATAACCTTCCAAAATTGGTTCGTTATTTTCGGAACGTGTAGCGACTTCACTCATTTGAAAATATCTCTGTTCCATGTTTTTCCTCCTGTCCAGGGCAAGTCTTCGCCTCTGGATGGTGCTTAAACTCAACGGATATGTCACACCAAAACTGATGGGCGCATACAATTCCGCTGACCTTGCAAATAATTGGTTTTCTCGGCCCGTCCCGCCGATACGCAAGCGGGCACAACAATGCACTAGCCATCATTCGCCGTCCTGTATCAGCTTTTTCTGTAATCCGCTCATGTCTGCCGGGATGTAGTTTTCTAATACCTTAAACTCTTTCAATCCTGCCGGGCTCATATGCAGGCGATCACGCCATTCATCACCGCAGATATAACCACGATCCGCGCCCGCAAGCAGAACCCTTGAAACCTTTTCGATGTCATAATCCAGTAACGACCAGACATTAAACGACAGATACCACGCCGGATTAAGTATCAACTTCTTTGTCATCTCTGCTGCTATGGATTTACAGAGTGACATTACCGTTGACTGAATGAAAGTATTCCATTCATCCTTCTTGTACTCTCCCACGCCCAGCAGGAACGCCGGAACGCCGAAGATAGCCGCCACCATGCGTTTATCAAGCTGTACCGTGTCACTGATTGCCAGATCCGCAAGTGTCAGCGGTTTGACCTGCTCAACATCGAACTGTTCTGCCGGAATAATCCACGGCTGGCCCGGTGTCTGCGGTTTAACGTAGCTGTCTATTAATTTCTGACGGCCTGTCGGAGACGAAAACTCATCTACCAAAGCATCAACTTTTACGATGATGCTCGGCTTGTATTCCGACTTCATAAAAGCCTTTTCTGTCTCTGCTGCCTGCTTCAGATTGTTGGCTACATCCCTTAAGGATACGTGCACGCCTTGCCCCTTCCAAAGATAGGTTTTGTCGGGGTTGTAGACAAAATGCAGCAGGCTATCCGGGTTGCGCTCTCTGCCGTCAATGACAACTTTGTAATCACGGTATCCGATAGCGTTGAACGTAATCCGTTCCGCTGATATCGGTTCAAGGCTCTGAAGGTATCCGTTCCATGTATGCGGGACAACGATTGAATTCCCTTTGCCGTACAAAAGCAAATTCATGACAATGGCTTCCATCCATGTGCTTCTTGTCATTGTCGGCATCGGATTTATATCGATCGCCCTGGATAACTCATTTACGATTCTTACATCGCCGTCCGCTGTGTTGCTCATCAGATGGATTGTGATTGATCCGATAAGTTGCGCAATCTTGCGGCAAGCGGTCATGATTTCGGGGTTTTTATCTAAAGACGTGTAGCCGGGGCAGTCAATGCCGCCGTCACTTAACCACAACGCAAGAGCCTGGCTGTCATTCTTCAGTGACAGTGTTTCACCCCTCTTTTCAATTGGTCTTTTCCTTCTCTTACTCATCGCTCCACCATCTCGCCGCCTTCCTGCTCTTTTCGGCTGCGTCCATCATCGCAACGCAGGCAAACACGGAAGCGTCAAATAGATCTATTCTTAGTTTCGGCTGTATCTTTTCGTACTGTACAGCATCGTCTGTTTTCTCAACTGCGCTTACATTTGATACGCAATATTCGTAAGCGTCAGAATGCAGATAATAAAGTCTGCCGTCTTTCGCCGCTTTCTCGATATGTCTAAAACCACTGCTTTTAATGTAAAAGTACTGCGGTATATCACGGATATTAAAACCGGCCTGCCGCATGGTCGGGAAATATTCTTCACCCGCAAATTTACGGTCATGACCGACCAGCTTTATGCGGAAACCTCTTTTCCGCATATCCACAAACCAGTTGACCACATCGCCAATGTTGACCGTTGGAGAATTGCACATCGTCAACCATCCATCATCGGCCCACCCGAACAACGGTATATTATCTTCATCGGCTTTCCGTGCCGCCATCGTGATCGGAAAGAAGCCGTGTGTTATGATGATATCAACGCCGTTGTACTGACCGTATAACGCCGCCGCTGTAAGGTCATACATCCTCGACAGGTCTGCGCCGCCGTACCAGTCAATTTTCAGTTTTGCCAGCTGCTCAAGCGTCCAGTTATACTGTTCGTCTGAACGTTTGAATTCCTCAATGTCAAACCACGCCTTCATTGCAGCAGTATAAATGTTTAACTGGCGGCTTAAGAAATCTTTCCTTTGCTGCGGGTCGTTCTGGGCCTGGAGCGCATCGTTTATCATGTCCTGCGGACGGATCGTTACGCCGTAGGAAAGATTTGCTTTCTGATGCTGTACCGGGTTCGTGTAATCCACGTCACCGTTTTCATCTTGATCCGCGCGGGCCACAAACGAAAAAAGAGCATCGTCATCAACAAGACCAGTGGCAACCTTAACAGCGTACTCCATCCGGTTATAGCCGAAAGAGTTGATGTTATCACCCGCCGTTGTAATGCCTATCATTAGCTTGTTGGTGTATGCTCTCTGTGCCTCTTTGAAACGATTGTATTGTGCCGGTTTCTTGTACGCCGCAACTTCGTCGGCAATCGCGAAGTTGCAGTTAAACGAATCCTGGCTGTCCGGGTTTGACGGCATTGCTATAATTTCAATCGACCCATCCGGCGCGCCGTCTTTGCGGAAAGTATATTTAATCGAGTGGTCAAAAGAATTATCTTTAATTTCAAACTGCTTTTCCAGTTTCTGATAGTTAATCGAAAACGTCAGAAAATGGAAAATCTCAAGCGTCTGTTTGAGTGCCGCCGCAACGACATAGCATTTACTGCCGGATTTTCTTTGGAGTATCGAAACCGCCCACGCCAAAGCCGCCACAAAAGAACTTTTACCGTTCTTCCGGGCAACCATGATAAATGCTTCTTTATATCGGCGGTTGTTCGTTCCCGTGTAATAAAATCCCAGTAGGTTATACACAACGAAAATCTGCCACGGCTGTAATAGAAACGGCTTGCCCAACAGCGGCTGGCCTTCCAGATCTTCTCCCTGCGCATGAACAAGCGTTGACTGCATGATACCTATTACCAAATCCGGGTCATGCGTTCTTAGTTCGATATCTTCCCGCTGTAAATCCTTTTTGTACCGCTCACAGGCGGCAACGATTTCTTTGCCTACTATCCGTTCGCCGTTTATGCAGTCATCCGCAAACCTGTCAGCGACTTCTTTGTATGATTTCATTCCCCCATCATCTTTTCCAAGAGATTTTCAAGGCTTCCTGTTTCTTCCTTCACAACGTCAGCATTCAGCCGTTTATATCCGGCAGGCGTTAAGCCTAAATCACGCCAGTAAGCAAGGGCCTGAGTGTTGCAGTCCATCAGGACGACCAAAGCGGGATTTTTAACGATATTCGTTGCTCCGCCTTTGTTCGTGTGCTTTACTATCGTTTCGCCGCCCGTGGCGTCAAACTTCTGTTGAGCGTTATCCCGTGTTTCCATGATGCCTGCCAGGGTATCAATCACGGAATCAAAAAAGGGGCGATATGTACCCGCCTCTTTTGTTGCGCTTTCAATCACGTTTTTCCATTCAGTTTTTTTCACTCAAAAGCACCGCCTTTTTCCCGGTCAGTGTTTCCCACCTGTCTATTATCACGTCAATGTAGTGTGGATCGAGTTCGCACATATAGCATTTTCTGTTTAACTGTTCACAGGCTATTAGTGTGCTACCACTACCGCCGAAAACATCAAGGACAATCTCGCCCTCTCTGCTACTGCTTTTTATCGCTCTACTGCATAAGGCTATCGGCTTTGGTGTTGCGTGACCGCCTGTGGTTTCTCTTTCGTCCTTTCCTGCTCTGTCAAAGTGCCACACATTGTTTTGATTATCGTGAGTATTATCAAAATAAGCACGATTTTCATAAAACTCTTTTTTGATTTCTTCGTACTCTTTTTTGATTTCTTCGTACTCTTTTTTGATTTCTTCGTACTCTACACCAAAAGCATTTATACCATTATTGACGCAGTAAGTTTGAATTTTGCAAAACGCTTCCTTTGTAGGAAATTCAAATTGTACTTTCGCCCAATAATGCGAACACCTCGTGCTGTCTATTTTTGATATTTGTTCGACACTTAAACCGCTTTTCTTTCTTTCGTCTTCAAACCATTTTCTTATTGGTTCAAACATTTCGTTAAACTCTTCAAGATTTCGTTTGAAACGCATATCCTGCTCACCGCACATTACAAACAAGCATTTTTCGTCTGCAATCGGGTACATTCTAAAATCTTCCGATAACTGCCCTTGTCCGTTTCCTTTATCCCAAGTGATAAGGTTTCGGAATGTTATCTTGTTTTCTTTCTGCATCGGCTTCAAGATATTACTGTAAATATCCATCAGCGGTTCATCAATGCCCCAACAATACCAAGAGCCGTTATCTTTCAATGCTCCAAATGTCAGTGGAATCCATTGGCGGTTGAAGTCAAGCAAATCATCAAAGTTGAGGTTGTCATTTAGGACACCCTCGCTCTCTTTCTTCATTCCGTACGGCGGATCGCAGAAGACCATATCAGCCTTTACCCCATCCATAAGCCTGTCAATAACCGCAACATCCGTAGAGTCTCCGCAGATAAGCCGATGCTCTCCCAGCTGATACAAGTCACCGAGTTTTGCTTTCGGTTCTTCCGGAACTTCGCCATTATAGTCATCTTCAGCCGCTTCCATGGTGTCGGATATTTCTGACATGTCAAAACCGAACTGCTCCATGTCTATTTCGGTTATCCCCTGCAGTTCATCGTCACGCACAACGAAATCCCAGTCGGACAGTTCCGCTGTTCTGTTGTGTGCCAGTGCGTAAGCCCTTCGTTGTTCGTCTGTCAAATGATCCAAGCGGATGCAGGGAACCTCGGTCATGCCTAAACGCTCTGCCGCCATGACTCTGCCGTGGCCTTCAACGATTATGTTTTCATCTGACCAGATGCCCACCGGGTCATCGAAGCCGAACTCCCGAATGCTTGCCATGATTGCGGAGATGTCTTTTTCCTCATGCTTCCGGGCATTCTTTTCGTATGGCTTTAGGTCTGAAAGTGGTATGTACTTGATTGTCAATTCAGTCATTTTTTGCCCTTTACCTCAAAACTCTCCCGTGTATATAAAACATCACCCCCGCCGCGACCCGGCCGGCCCCATAGAGGACAGTGCTACCGGGGGGGATACATCTCTACAGGAACGTTATTCCTTTCCGCCCATGCGACAACCCCCTGGAGCTGTCGCTGATAATCATCACGGTCATAGCGGTATGGTCTAGTCACGTACTGTTTAGTGCATACGATTATCTTATCCGGCATAGTCTCTGACAGTTCGTCTACATCGGGAGCCGTTCGCACAACGATCAGATTGTCCGCATACTTCCGCGCCTCTTGCAGCCATCCACGCCGCAGGGCCGCAGCCATACGTCTTGCACCCGTGTGCGGTTCTTCCATGTGTGGCACAGTCAGACGGAAGGCAGAAGCTATAGCATCCATCTCATAGCATAAACCGCCCTGCAATAGTTTCTTTGCTAGTGTGCTCTTGCCAGAGCCGGGAAGCCCAACGATCAGAGTCAGGCTCTTAAGTTTAATGCCTTGTTTAAATGCGGCTTCTTCCATCAGCAACCGTCCCTCTTTTGTCAGCTTGCCGTTGAACCGCTGGTGCAGTCTCCCTTTGTGCGTCACGTTATTGTTGACGCTTATAAGGTTCCAGTCACACAGTCTGTATTGCGGATAGTCTTCACACGGAAAGATGTGGTGCACAGTATCAGCCTCCAGCATGATGCCGTCACGTAGCAGCACTTGATCCATGTACTTGTCCCTTGCTAAGATGTGCCGCCGTTTCTTCTGCCACACCTTCGATTTATAGAATTCATCACAAGCCATAACGTTATTGTCCGCAGGATGCCAGGGCCTTATTACGATACCGATTGCACCGTTAAACGCCGAAGCGCGAAAGGAGGATGCGGAATGAAACCCGGGCAGTAAATCCGGGAAGAACCGCAGGCCCTGTACATTGCGGCGTAAAGTTGTCAATAAAAAGGAGCCGCCTGTTACAGCGACCCGCAGTTAAAGAGGAGTAAAAATGATGAAACCGCAGCACAGAGAAATTGTGGCCTTTGACTCATAGAGTCATTATCACAATATCACTGAACAAACATGAAATACAATGAAGTAAATTATATTTTCAGAATATATTTTGCAAAGTATTGCAGGGCTTCACCGTGTATCATGTAGACGTATCGGACAGAGACATTCAGATCTACAGCTATTTGCTCCCAGCGTTCACAGAGAACGTATCTTCTGAACAGGACGGCCTTTTGCTTCTCGTTCTGCACGGACTCAATCTGTCGGCTGATTTTGTCTTTCAAGCTGATTAGCTGGTTAAGTTCTGCGATGATATCCCGCTCTATACTGTCAACCTTAGCAATCAGCCTTAGCATGGTGTCACCCTCGACTGACGTTTGCACTTTGTCGCGGTTGTAGTCAGTCGTTGACTTGACCGAGTACAGGTCGTCCCGGATCGCCTCGCGCTTGGCTTCCAGTCTTTTGATTTTTCTGTCCAGATGATATATCTGCTGTAGATACTCCTTAGCTGTCATCATTCAACCCCTCTATGATGTACGGTTTTCCCTCTGCTGTTAACAGTGGCACTGCTGCCGTTCCGGGCCGGATCAGATAGCAAACACCTGTCTGCCGGTGGCGCAGGATGACGTACTGCGTCCGTGTGCCCAGCCCGTTGTCGACCATCTCCATCCAGTGCTCTCCGTTCTCGATGTTCTGCTGGTGCTCACACCCGGCAAGCATGGCGGCGATCAGGATCGCGACCAGTAGCTTTTTCATTCCTTCTCACCGTCCTTCTCCTTCTCGTTCCGTCCGTACTCGCATCCATAATCCCATCCCCTACCGAATGCCGCATCGTATCGGTCATTGTAGTAGGATGCAGTAAAGCTAATCATAGTAACGACCAGACCACATGCCACTCCAATGAACAAAGACAGCATATCAATTGTTATAGTCATTCCTTCTCACCTTCTCCCTTCCGCATATCCGCGCCGCATCGCTCACAGAAGTTCCTGTTTTCAATCCAATGCTCATAAGGCACATTAAATCCGACTATATGAGAAAAACCGCACTGGTCACATTCAATCAATCTGCACTTGTCGCTGTTCTGAGGATTGCGCTCTATCCACCGCCCCTTCTTCCGCTCTTCGACTTCCGCAAGCGGGCAAAAGTCCGGCCTGCCGAGCATTGGAATGTACTTTATCGCCGCATGGCAATAACGCGATTCGTCATTAGCGCATGGACACCCCGCACAGTTTACCGGCATTTCCACGCCCTTAATTAGTATGCTCACTTTTCCCGCCTTTCTGCTCGACTGCAAAAATCATCGTCATCTATATCCTCAAATCCGCACCATTCACACCGCTTCTCAGGAAATCCAAAAGCACGATTATCTGAAAATTCATAGTGTTTGCAATCACGACAGTAAATAATGCCAGACTGTGCAGGCGGCAGTCCCTTAATAACATCAATAGCTTTTACCAATCCATTGTGATGCCCTGCAAATTGATAGTTTACCAAAGCACCATTAGAGAGTGCATCAATTACCGCCTGTCGGCTGATTAAGTCATCCATCTGTCAATCTCCTTCCGCACATCGGGCAAAATAAAATATCGCATTCTCGGTATTCACCTTTGAAGCAAATATGAAGTTTCATGGTTCTCCCCTGTCTGACAAGCCATGCGTGCGAGTTCTTCTCGATTGGACGGACATATCCGTCAGAGTCTTCGTGGCAATATTCACAATCTGTTTGCTCCGGCTGTGCGGATGGTAAATCCTGCATGATGTGGAGCGCATTTGTCAGCCCAACGTTCTTCCAGACAGCGTACTTGTCCTCGCCGCCCTCGGTGTCACAGTAGGCGTTCTGAATAGCAGTTATTGCCGCCTGTCTGCTGATTAAATCGCTCATCCCTGCGCTCCTTTCTTATCCTGCGTTTTCAGCAATTGTATTCCTTTGCGTATGCAGTCAGGGCAATAGGAATACATTGTATAGCTGATTTCGTCCATCGTATCCCACGAATAGTCATATGTCTGTTTGCATCTTAGACATTCCAGACCGCAGGTCTTACGT